CGACCTCAAGGACGATCGTGTCGACAAGTTCGTCAGCACGTTCAAGAAGCGTCGGGTCCTCAAGATGGACCTCCTCAACGCCTACCTCAAGGACCACCCGAACGCCACCCGCGTTATGGCGGTCCGCGGTCGTCTCCGCAACATCATCAAGGCTCTGCCCCGCCGCTAGCTCTAGGGGGTTACATGCTGAAGCAATGGCAATTCGACGTCCTGTTCTTTGTCGGGGTGGGGGGAACCGTGCTTCTGCTTGTAGGTCCGAGCATTGGACTTGCGGTGCAAAGTGACAATCCCCTCACCTACACAGGAATAGGAGCGATTCTCACCTTCGTTCTCACTCAGCGTTCGCGCATCGTGAAGGACAAGAAAGAAGAGGAGACCTGATGACACTCACTGACCGTCTGCTCTTCATCGGAATCGGGATCGGTGTGGGGTTGATCCTCACGTACATCACTTACCTACTCCGTGGCGTTCACAAGCGACAGGACACGATGATCCAGGAACTGAAGAACAAGAAGAAGAACGATGACGGAATCCTGGAGCGAGGATGGGCTACGGCTATCGCCCTCGTTTTCACTTTGAGCCTGTTGTTCTACTCGGTGTACATCGGGTATGCAAACACCCAGGACATCAAAGAGAAGGCCCAGGAGCAATTCGTCAACGTCTGTCAAGCTGGTGAGACAAACCGAACGGTGCTACGTGAGATGGTGGATGCCATATACACGTTGGCAACCGTTGGTATTCAAGAACCCAAAAACGATGCACAACTGGCACGGATCAATGCGTACATCGACCGCGTGAATGCCTTTCGCAACGACATGTACGACAAGATCCATCCCCCGAAGGCCTGTGAGCCGTACGTCTCTGATGATCATGTAGAGCCGGCGACTCCAGACATTCAACACGTCAAACGAAGACCCTAGCAGTGAAAGGAGGGACGACGTGAGTAGCATCCTGCAAGACATCAAGCACATGCTTGGACGTCCCGAAGGCGAAACCGTCTTCGATCAAGACATCATGATTCACATCAATGCAGCGTTCGGTACGCTGACTCAATTGGGTGTTGGACCCACTGTGGGATTCGCGATCACGGGTCCCGATGAGGAATGGTCGGCCTACACCACCGATCCTCGTCTCAGCTCCGTGAAGACATACGTCTACCTCAAGACGAGGCTCGCGTTCGACCCTCCCGACACTGGCTTCCAACTCACCGCGATGCAGGACCAGATCCAAGAGCATGAGTATCGCCTGAACGTCGTCGCTGACTACGGGTGATCCATGCTCAGCAACACTGCTGTTCCAGTTCACTACGCAGCCTTCAGGGAGAAGGTTCTAGCCGGTGAGATCCCCGTCTGTGAGGAAGTCTCTCTGCAGATGCAGCGAGTCGACCAACTCATCAAAGACCCTAACGTTTACTACAACGACAAGGCGATTGATGGGTTCATCGAATTCTGCGAAACAGAGATGACCCTCACGGACGGGGACCCGGTTCATTTGCTTGATTCGTTCAAGCTGTGGGCCGAGGATCTATTGAGCTGGTACATATTTGTCGAGCGCAAGCGCTGGGACAAAGAACAAGGCCGGTTCGTAACGAAGGTGATCCGTAAGCGTCTTCGTGATACGCAATACCTGATTGTCGCGCGCGGGGGCGCGAAGTCGATGTACGTAGCGTTCTTGCAGGCATATTTCCTGACCTGCGATCGGGCGACAACACATCAGGTCACTGTGGCACCCACGATGAAGCAGGCTGAGGAAGTCCTTTCTCCGATCAAGACTGCAATCACTTTGGCTCGTGGTCCGTTGTTCGACTTCATGACTGAAGGCTCGATGAACAACACCACTGGAGCTCGCTCTGGCCGACAAAAATTGGCATCAACTAAGAGGGGTATTGAGAACTTCCTGACCAACTCAGTTCTCGAGATTCGCCCCATGTCAATCGACAAGGTCCAGGGACTGAGGACTAAGTACAACTCCGTTGATGAGTGGCTGTCAGGTGACACTCGAGAGAACGTCATGACAGCACTTATGCAAGGTGCTCAGAAGTTTGAAGAGCCCATTCTTATAGCCATATCCTCCGAGGGTACTGTGCGAAACGGTGTTGGCGACGACATCAAGATGCAACTGCAAGCCATCCTCAAGGGTGAGCTTCAGGCGCCTAACGTGTCCATCTGGCACTACAAGCTGGATGATGCACGAGAGGTTCAGAACCCTCGTATGTGGGTCAAAGCACAGCCCAACATCGGGATCACTGTGTCTTATGAGACCTATGAGCAAGATGTGGCGAAAGCCGAGCAATTTCCTTCTGTTCACAATGAGATCATGGCCAAGCGCTTCGGTCTTCCGATGGAAGGATTCACATTCTTCTTCTCTTACGAGGAGACTCTTCCCACGTTCGACAGCCTCATTCCGAACCGCTTCGATGGAATGCCGTGTTCTCTGGGTGCTGACTTGTCACGTGGTGATGACTTCTGTGCGTTTACTTTCCTCTTCCCGCTGCCAGCAGAGCAGTTCGGAATCAAGACCCGAAGCTACATCACTCGACGTACTCTTGAAGGTTTGCCTGGATCTAGGCGGCTGAAGTACGACGAGTTCATTGCTGAGGGCACATTGATCATCATGGAGGGTGCAGTGCTTGACATGTTGGAGGTCTACATGGATCTCTCCAACCACTGGCATGAGCATCAGTACGATATTCGTACCATGGGGTACGACGTTTACAACTCGCAGGTCTTCCTGGAGCAATACGAGCGAGAGTGGGGTCCGTTCGGAGTAGTGAAGGTGCCTCAGGGTGCCCGAACTGAATCGGTACCGCTTGGAGAGATGAAGATCCAGGCCAACGCCAAGTTGATCCGCTTTGACGAGCGTATCTTGTCCTTCACAATGGGCCACGCGGTCACATGGGAGGACTCGAACGGCAACCGTAAGCTCATGAAGCGACGCCACGATGAAAAGATCGACAACGTGTCCGCATGGATGGACGCACATGTCGCCCTCAAGACCCACCCGGAACAATTCGAATGAGGAGGTGAGAGATGGGTCGAGTTCTAAGGCAGCTCAAGCATGGCTGGAACCTGTTCGCTAGTGAAAACCCAGAGCTGAGTAACAGCGGCGGATACGCCATGAACAGCCCCCGGATGAACCACACCTCATCTCGTCTGTACAGCGACAAGTCGTTCGTCACGTCGATCTACAACCGTTTGGCGGTTGACTACGCTTCGGTGGAGTTCATTCACGCCAAGCTGGACGACAATGATGTGGCGGCTTCGATTGTCAGAGATGGACTTCACGAATGTCTTACCCTGGATGCCAACATTGACCAGTCGGCTCACGCACTGAAGATCGACTTCGCCATGACTCTCTTCGAGACGGGTGAAGCGTGCATCGTTCCGGTCAATACTGACCTGGATCCGCTGAACAATGCCAGCTATGGCATTCGTGATCTTCGTGTGGCCACAGTCGCCGGTCGAACGCCTCGCAAGCTACTTCTCAACGTCTATGACGACCGAGAGGTGGATGGCAATGGCAAGCCGATAAACGGTGGCGTCGTCAAGACTCGCTGGGTGCCGAAGGAACTCTGTGTATACCAGGAGAATCCGTTCTACAGCATCATGAACGAGCCGAATGGTCTCCTTCAGCGACTCATCACTAAGCTCAACCTGTTGGACGACATCGACCAGGCTGCCGCTTCTGGCAAGTTGGACATGATCTTGCAGTTGCCTTACAACGTGCGCATCGAAAGCCGCCAAGAGCAGGCCGAGAAGCGTCGTGAGGCTCTCAGGAAGCAGCTGATGAACGACGAACTGGGTATCGGATACATCGATATTTCAGAGAAGGTCATTCAGCTCAATCGACCGGTAGAGAACAAACTGCTGGAACAGATCGAGTACCTTGGCAAGAAGGTCATGGACGAACTCGGCCTCACTCCAGAGATCATGAATGGGACAGCGGACAGAAACGCTATCAACAACTACATGGACCGCACGATCGAGCCGATTGCCAATGGCACGCGTCTCGAGTACACGCGAAAGTTCCTCACCAAGACAGCGCGTACTCAGCGCCATTCGATCGAGATCTACACCGACCCGCTCAAGATCATTCCGATCGACGAGTTGGCCGAGGTAGCGGACAAGTTGATCCGCAATGCTGTTGTCACGGCGAACGAGTTGCGTCCGAAGATCGGTTACCGTCCTTCGGATCAGCCGGGTGCTGACAAGCTCAACAACCCCAACATGCCGGACAAGGACCAGGCGGCCTCCACTGGTGAGGTCCCTGCGCCTGAGCCACTTAGGGCTCTCCCTGCGCCAGAGGAGGTGACGGGTGCCTAAGGATCACATCGGGATGCGCACCAAGCAACCCGAAGACAAGGAAGATCACGGCATCAAGGGCCAGCGCTGGGGGATTGTTCGTTCGTCCAAGGAGCTGGCTAAGTCGGTTATTCAACGTAAGAAGGAGGGCAAGGATGTCACTCCTACCGCAAAGGCCGAGAAGGCCCTAGCCAAGGAAACTGAGGGTGACAAGAAGCCCGAGAGTTCCGATTCAAAGCCAGCGGCAAAAATTCCGGGTATCCAGGAGCCTGCTCCTGAACGCTATGCCCGACTTCAATCCGAAGCGAAGGCCGGCAAGGCAGCAGACTGGAATGAAGCCGACCTGAAATTCTTCAACGCTCGTACCGAGGCTTTGTCCAAGGTTGCGAAACTCAACGAGACACAGCCCGGGTGGCTCTCGACCACGGCGAAGGGCGTTCTCAAGACCGCTGCTCAACGTCAGCTGCAGCAAGTCGCCAACTCTGTCGGTGACAAGTACATCAGCGACAAGATTTCAGCGAGCCTCAAGAACGACGACAAGGCCAAGCTCAAGGAGTCCAAGACTCCGTTGGACTACGTCGCCAAGCACAGAGCCAAGAAGTAACCAAGGAAGAAGGTCGTAAATGGAACCGGATTTCTCAGGCTACGTCACCCGATACGGGATCCAGTGCACGGATGGTCGTACCATTCAGCACGCCGCATTCGCCGGTCAGGCGGATGACGAGGTCACGAGGAAGGTGCCGCTGGTCTACCAGCACAACCACACGGACGTCAGTCAGGTCCTCGGATACACCATCCTGTCCAAGCGCGAGGATGGCATCTGGGGCGACTCGTTCCTCAACGGAAACCCGAAGGCCCTCGATTGCAAGCGGGCCGTCGAGCACGGTGACCTCACCAAGTACAGCATCTGGGCGAAGGACCTCGATCAGCGGGGCTACCTGGTTCACGATGGTGTCATCCAGGAGACCAGCGTCGTTCTCGCTGGGGCCAACTCGGGAGCGGACATCTACAACGTCCTCAAGCACGGGAACATGGACCCCGACGACATCTTGATGATCGTCACGGGTGATCTCGAGCTGAAGCACGCCGATGACGACCCGAAGAAGCCCGACGAGGCCAAGCCGGACGAGAAGCCGGCCGACGCGCCTCCGCAGGAGCCGTCAACACCCGCTGAGAACGAGCCGTCTGGCAAGACCGTCGGTGATGTTCTGGGAACTCTCACCGATGAGCAGAAGACGGCTGTCAACAGCCTGATCGACGACGTCGTCAAGGAAGCTGTCACCGAAGGTGTCACCCAGGCCCTCGCCGAGGAGCCGTCACTTCAACACGGAAACATCGACTCCCCGGAAGGACCGAAGATGCCAAGGAATCTCTTCGATGAGACCAAGCAGCAGAACGGCGGACAGCCGCTGCCGCAGCTCAAGCACGACGACCTGCAGGCGGTCCTGGCTCACGCCAAGGGCGCCACGGACGCCAGCCCCTTCAACGCCGATCGCGCGACCCAGTCGTTGCGTGGCCTCATCCGAAGCGAGCAGG